CAAATCTCGTGCTTTTTGTTGATATGCGCCGTCCGTGTAATTTGTAATTCCATTACCTAAAGCGCTATAGAAATTAGCACTTGATAATCCGCCTGCATATCCTCTTTGAAACCCTTGACCGCCCGTTGCCCTTAAAGCTGTCAAAGGGTTGAATCCTGCTCTCTCTGCTTCGTTTCGCAGTTTAACAAGATCTGTTTGTTGCGCATTGTGATGCGCTTTTGTTGCTTTATGATTTCCGTAGGCTTGTAATGCCCCAGAAATTACAGCTGATGTTCCTCCTCTGGACAATGAATTTTTTAATGTTCCAGAGAATATACCTTGTTTTGCAGTTCCACCTGATGGGTGGCCTGATCTATTATTTGTGTATAATGTAGTCTGCGCGCCGCGACCAATAGCGCCGCCGACTTGCCTACCTACTGGGCCGCCATAATAACCGCCAACAGTTTCGCCTAAGTCTTCCCAAAAACCCATTTATAATACTCCCGAATTTATCAACGTGTCAGAGAATAGGGCAATACCCATAACTATTCCTGCTACTGTTGCGATAATAATGTCTTTTAATTTCATTTGATCCACCTCCGTGTTATGAGGTCGATTGATACGCCCGCAAGAGCGGTAAATCCCAAAACGATACTATCTGTAGTACCGACTGCAATTCCTGCTCCAGCTAAGCTAGATCCCAAAATTGTTCCCATACGGGAAATTATGGGTTTAAGAATTTGTTTAATTAGTAGAATTTGCAATTTTTACTCCTTCTTTATTAGAAGGGGCAAAGTGTCCAATGGCCGATAATATATATTATGTTGCATTGTGAGACTCTGTTTTGACCCCTTGTTGATAACTGATGTTATTTATTTGTTTTTGTCAATAGCTTATTTTTATTTTTGTATCTTTTTTATACTTTAAGCACCCTACCCGTCGCTTCGCTAGGGAAGGGCACTTAACACCAAGGTATATATACGCCGCCGCCGCCGCGGCCTTTGCGTTTGTTATCACGTGGTTTATCCACACATCGTACACGCAAGGGTTTTTGCCTTGAAGATGGGTCATCTGTGTTTTTCCTTTGGCGTTCGCCAGATTGTGTGGCATTTGAAGAACGTTGTGGCAACGTTATCGGCGCAACTAGTATTTTGCTTGTTCTTAAAATGGTATTTTTGCCCAAGGTACCTCTTGGGCTGTTTTTCGTGATTTTATTTGTGTACCTTGTTTTATTGTTTTTACGACCTCTGGTCTTTGCTCTTGCCATATTTGATCCTCAGTTATTACTTTTATGTGGTCATCATAATCATTTTCCCAATAATATATTGGGATATCGTCATAGGTGCCTTCGACTAAATACATGCTTTCATTTAGTCCTTTTCCTGTTTGTTCTTGCCATTCTTCGACATACTTTACAGGTCTGTAATGTAGTCGTTTTTCTAATTCATCATCGGTGTAGTCTATATGGGTTTTTTTATCGATATATTCGTCAATATATTCGGAATTCCATTTGTAATCATGGGTTTGATCCCATTGTTCCATGAATTCGTCTAAAAAGTTTTCTCTTGTTTTTCCCATCATATAGAACTTTTTTTCGTTGTTTTGATTATCTTTTATGTTTTTGATTTTGTAATATGGATTTTGCGGGGCTAATCCATTTTGTACGTATAGTTTGGCTAATTCTTTAAAGAATTGGTGTCCGATTGGTGGTTTTTTTGACATACTAAAGCATTTTTCGCTTTGTATTTGGTCTTGATCTTTTAATATGTACTTAAGTGCATATCTAAAACCCTTCCAATCTGGTTGTTGAAAATAGACGAGGCCATTTTTCCAAAACTTCCAACGTATCCGTTTATCTTGTTCCACGTCAGGATATGCGCCGGTGAAGAATAACAGGCAGTGAAAGTGGCTTCTCCCCTTTTTTGACCCGTATTCTCCAACGACACAATATCTGACTTTATATTTTCGACGTAGCCTTTTCATAAAGTCTTGAACGTCTTTGTAAACTAACGCTATCGTGTGTACTTCCTCTTTTCTCTCCGCCATTATTTTGTCGTCGTAGGTTAGTGTTACTGAGTACGTTTTCGTTGAAAACATACTCTCAGCAGTGCATCGCGCTGTCCAGTCATTGACTTTCGTTGCTCTACACTGCCAGCATTGTGAACAACCCACCTGAATACCGCTATCTAATGTTGAAGGGTTCAAGCACATATCGATTTCCGGTGGTTTGTGTCACTAATGCATATATCTAACAAGTAGTATGGTTTTGCTCGACGGGAACGAACTCCAATACTTGGAGTTTCCGTTCGTTCCCGTCTGAGTTTGTTCAAACTCATTTTTTTGCCCATAAGGTTTTTAAGCGTGCTTGAGTTTCAAGTTGCTTTTTTGTTAATACCCTTATTTGTGGCGCGCATATTTGGCGCCAATTTTTTAGTTCCCAGTGTGCAGGATCCCAAAAATCCCAATCATCACCGCTGATTAGTTTTACATTGCATTTTCGCGCACATTCTTTCTGAATGGCGATCATGCAATCCCATTGCTTTTTTGACAAATTCCAACAATTTTTTGCGTGAATTATATCAATTGCGCAACCGTATTGGTGCGCGCTTTGTCCAGGCACAGCCTTTGACACGCCTTTGTCATACAGTTCTTGTTGTCGCGCGTGTGAGCGCTTCAGTTCGAAGGCTCGAACTGGTATATCACGCAATTTCATTGCTTTATGCACAGACTTCCAAAATTTTATTATATCGGGGTGTACACCCTCAAAATTTAATGTGGTGTGCATTTGTTTATATTTGAACTGTTTCATTGCCTCTGGGTCGGCAAGCGACCTCATGGCTTCTATATGATCCTTATGTACCAATGGTTCCTCACGATTGAAATAATGGATACGGTCTAAAAACCGTATCCATCTAAACCACTTATTCGGTGGTTTCATCGTTTTTTGCTTCCTCTTTTAGTAAGCTTTGTTCCTTGAGCGGTGGTATGTCTACACCGTCAACGTGATCAGCTAAATCATATCTATTGATTTCTTTTCGCAATTCAGCACGTTCAAGTCGCAATTCAGCTCTTTCCGCGTTTAACTCACGTTCACGACGTTGTTCATTAATCTGAACATACTTCATTACTTTTTCCATATCAGAAGATTGTCCGCGTGTTCTTGGCTCGATATTTGTGTATGATGCTAAATCGCTGTTTTCAACGATTTGCTGAATATCGCGCAGTTTTACAAACGTATCAGATTCTTTATCTGCTTTAATAAGTACGTATGCTGTTTCTAATGTTGCAAATTCTACTTTCGTATAATTTGTAAACATTCCCACTAATTTTGCGTCTTTCATGTTTTTGTTATTTGATACCCAAATTTCAGCAAGTGAATTTGTTGTGCATTCAAATTTAAATCGTGTTGGACGATTTGTTTCAAAATTGATTGTTTGTCCGTTTTTTAGTGGTGACCATTCTGAAATGTTACCATATTGTATTCTATTCATTTGTTTTTCCTTTTTTTTTGATTTGTTTGACGGGGCAGGGGAGGGGCTACCCCGTCAATTTCATTACTTCACAATTCGTGCTTGTTGCACTTGATCAGTAATGTGTTCGTAATCGCTGTCATCTCCATCGCCCTCTGTTAGAGGTGCTCCGAATTGTGTATTACCAACGATGTTAATGTCGCTTAATAAGCTTATTTCAAAACTATCACCTAATTGATCTGCAAACGGTTTTTTATGAAGACCTTGGCATAAATACCAAGTTTCATTTAAAGTCGGGTTAAGCGTTTCTACGCTCCATATTCGACTTCTGTCTTCTGTGTAAGCATCGTTTGCAGGTCGGTAAAATTTTCCGCCAACATTTGCTGTGTCGCGCTTCCATTGTGAATTCATTGGTGCGTACCCAAATGTTGCATCAGGCGTTGCGTGTTCGATATCAATTTCGTTGTTTTTGATCACACGGATTTGCTCTGGATCAAGCAAATCAGGTAACGCGTTCGGTAATTCGTCAGGGTCTGACATATGTAAAAAATGATCTTTTTTACGTTCGAATAACCGTTCTGGCATTATAGATGCACATATCAATAATGTACCACCGCAATTCATTTGTGGTAATCTGATATTTAAATCAACTGTGGCTGAACCCACTGTTGCTGATTTATCTAAATTTGCGCCATCTGTTGCATATCGCTGATTATAACTAATCATTGCTCTTTGTTTTGCCAATAGTATTGGCTGTTGCATAGCGGTTTCTGGCATTCTGATACCTGACATTAACATGTCAATAATTTCGTCGTCCAGTCCGTTATATTTTTCGCGTATTTTTGCAAATCCTGCTGTTTTTCTTGCTAACTCAATATCAGCAAGTGACATTGTTGCGTTTCCGCCTGTTGTTAGCTCTGCATATATTTCGTCAAATAGATACATATCGCCCTGATCTATAATCTCAGCGCCAGACATTGCAGGTGAATACCCTAATGTATCTGTTGTTGTATCATTTGATGATGCAGTTCCCGTAATATGATCACGTGAATATTTTGGTGCTTTAACTGGTGCTTGAAATGTCAAACCTTGTAATGACACCTCGCCATCAATTAAAGAGCTGTCAAAATCGGGAACGATATTTTCCATGCTTGTATTTAGCCAAAATGCTTCTGCTAAAGTATGGTCAAATTGATTTCGTAAGGGCAATGATGGTGATCTTGCCTTACGCATATGGTTTACAACTTGGTTATAACTTTGAACTAATGTGTTATTTAATTTATCACCTTTAAAGTGAATCCCCATTGTTTGATAAAATTGTCCGCGACCGTGTTGTGGTAATGTATCCCACGAAGAAGGAGTACCAACGGTAACAGCTTGAGTAGATGTATTTAAATATTTATTTGTTTCAAAAAATGGTATTACACTTCCTGCAGTTCCAACCTTTTTTTGATATGATTTGTTGAATTCATGTAATGATCCACCAAATTGTTCATGTGCCAAATGTGGTACAAAATGGGCATAGACTGTTACAGCTATTCCGTTTTGCAACATTTCGGCAGTTTCTTCCATGGCTATATTTACACGTACACGGCCGTTTTTAATGCCGTCTTCTCTGTGTAGCCATTCTGATTTTAATGGTAAAAATTTACCTGCATCTGCTGATGTCAGCAGACGTCCTTTTACGTTTCGTACCGTTTTAGGTATCGAAATCGGTGCGTTAGGTATTAGTTCGGTTGCTCTCATTTTTTTCTCCTAATAATGAGGTTGATAATTTTTCTTATTTTTTTGCACTTTTTGCACATCAATAATCGCTTCTTATAAAGCCATTAATTTCGTCTTGTATTTTACGTGCATTTGTAGTTAATCCACGTATTGATTGATTAAAGAAACCAGTAACATTTTTCATAAATGGTACTCGTGCGTTTTTTGCTTTGTCTGATAATACAGGGGGTGACTTAACTTTATCTTTAAAAAAGTTAGTTGCGTCATCAGCTAAATTATAAGCTGTTGTATATGCAGTTGAATAGGGCATGCCTAATTCATTTGAAATAGATAAGAAGGCATCTAAAAAACCATTTCCTGTTTTTTGTTTTACATTTGATGCAGCATTAATACCGTCTTGTATTACACTATCTGCAATATCTAAATGTGATGTTAAAATAACATCTGCCCAATTATCTCCAAACAAATCTTCCAATTCTTGTGCAGTTAAAGGTGTATTGGGTAAAATACGCAAACGTTCAGCTACGGCTTTATTCATTTGTCGTGTATTTTTTCCAATTTGTATGGGTATTGTGTCGCCATATCCTGCATATGGATCGTCATCGATACCCATAAGTTGATAGGCTTTTGAGTTTGTCATGATTTCCAAATCTCGTGCTTTTTGTTGATATGCGCCGTCCGTGTAATTTGTAATTCCATTACCTAAAGCGCTATAGAAATTAGCACTTGATAATCCGCCTGCATATCCTCTTTGAAACCCTTGACCGCC